GACAACAATAAAAAGGAACAAGTAACATGAACCAAGTAGCAACAAAAAAAGAAGGAGCATTAGCAACATTTGATATGGAAGCTGATGCACAACAAGGTGCTCAGAATATATCGCAGGAAGATCTTGCGTTACCTTTCTTAAAAATTCTGGGTCAGCTATCACCTGAAGTTAACAAACGTGATGGTAAATATGTCGAGGGCGCAGAACCTGGCAAAATAATAAACACTGTTACAAATGCATTGTACGATTCAATTGAAGTTGTACCATGTCACTACAAAAGACAGTACATTGAATGGGCAGATAGAGGCACAAGTACAGGTGCACCTGTAGCAATTCATGATGCTGACAGTGATATTGTTAGTCAAACCACTAGGGGTAAAGACTACAAAGACAGATTACCAAACGGTAATTATCTTGATAACACTGCTAATCATTTTGTATTAGTCGTAGGTGACAATCCAGAAACAGCATTGATCTCTATGAAATCTACTCAATTAAAAGTGAGTAGAAAATGGAACTCAATGATGATGGGTTTAAAGATGCAAGGTAAAAACGGTTTATTTACTCCGCCTACATACAGCCACATTTACAAACTAAAGACTGTTCAGATGTCTAACGACAAAGGAACATGGTTTGGTTGGGATGTTGAAAAGGTTGGTCCTGTCACAGACAAAGGAATCTATGACATGGGTAAATCTTTTGCTGAATCTGTAGGTAAGGGTGAGATCCAAGCTAAACACGGCTCAGAAGAAAATACAAAAACATCTTCTAATTACTAGATCCTAGGTAGTGGGCGTCGAAGCGAGAGTGGATACGCCCACTTTTATTTTGTATGATAGAAAGATTTAAAAATATATTTGAAGGATTAGATCGTGCACATGGTGTCACTATTGTTGGCGAATCTAATGGTAATGGACAAAAAGTAAAAGGTAAATCATTTGTAAAAAGAGAACCTGTTACAGATGAGTTATGGCAAAATCATTTAAATGGTACAGAGAATTTAGGTATAATACCAATCAACGATGACAACGAATGTAAATGGGGTTGTATTGACATTGACTCTTACGCAGAGTTTGATCACAAAAAATTAATTAATCAAATAGGAAATTTAAAACTACCACTAATGGTGTGTAGATCTAAGTCTGGTGGTGCACACGTATTTTTATTTACAAAAGAATATGTGTCTGCAAGTTTAATGCAAGACAAGTTAAATGAAATTAGATCTGTGTTAGGTTATGGTGGATCAGAAGTTTTTCCAAAACAAAGAGAATTAAAATCCAAAGATGATACAGGAAATTTTTTAAACTTACCATACTTTTCTGCAGAGAAAACTCAAAGATATGCCTTTGATGGTGATGGCAATTCTGTTAGTCTGGAATATTTTTATGAACTATACGATATTGTAAAAATTACAGCACAAGAATTAGAAAGTTTAGAAATAGTTAGACCACAAACTCCATACTCTGATGGACCACCATGCATAGAACTAATGATGCAAAATAAAATAGGTGAGGGCGGTAGAAACAATGCGTTGTTTCATTATGGTGTATATGCAAAACAAAAATGGCCAGAAAATTGGAAATCTAAATTAGTTGTATTTAATGAAACTGCAATGCAATCACCATTGTCAGATAAAGAAGTAGAAATAGTTACTACACAACATGACAAAAAAGATTGGGGTTACAAATGCAATGATCAACCGATGTGTAGTTTGTGTGATAAAAAATTATGTAAGTCTAGAAAGTTTGGTATTGGACAAGAGATTGTATTTCCAAGTTTGACAGATCTTCAAGTTGTTAACCTGGAGGAACCATATTACTATATGAATGTAGATGGTGATAGATTGTATTTAGATTCTGCAAAACATTTGACCAATCAAAGTTTGTTTCAAGAAGAATGTGTTAAGCAATTGAGGTTTAATCCACCAACATTAAAGACAAATGATTGGAAGAAACTTACTAACATATTATTAAAGAATGCAGAAGTCACAGAACCTGCAGAAGGTACAAGCACAAAAGATATATTAAAAAATTACTTAGAAGATTATTGTGTAAACAGAATACAGAAAGACGACTTTGAAGATTTAAAAAATGGTGGAACATATACAAAAGAAGGATACCATCACTTTGTATTTGACAATTTCTTTCACAATTATTTAGCTAGAAAACATTGGAAGGTGCCATATCAAAGAACATCACAAATGTTAAAAGACAATTTACATTGCACAACTAAACGTGTGGGCAGACACAAACTGTCTGTATTTGTGGTATCTAGATTTGATAAGAAAGATGAAACATATAAACCAAAAACATTTAGAAAGGATAATTATTAATGAGAACAATTATCTATGGTCCACCTGGTACAGGTAAAACATATACATTACTAAAACATATTGAAGACTTTTTAACTAAAACAGATTCAGAGAAAATAGGATATTTTACATTTAGTAAAAATGCTGCAGAGGAAGGTAAACAAAGAGCAGCAGATAAATTTAAATTAGGTTTTGATGATCTTCCATATTTTCAAACACTACATTCTTTTTGTTTTAATCAACTTGGTTTGAGTAAAGATCAGGTGATGAAAGAAAAACATTATAAAGATTTAGGAGAAAAGATGGGTCTTGAGATAGAAGGAACACAGCAAGATGACGATCATGATAGTGTGTTTTATTCAAAGAATCCATACATACAATTGATAAACATAGCACGATCAAAAGAAATAGATCCTGTAAAATATTATCACCTTACAGAAAACCCAAAGATATCTTTAAACAAATTAGAAATTATATCTGATGAATTAGAAAGATACAAAGAACAAAATGGTTTGATTGATTTTCCTGACATGATAGAAAAATTTTTAGAACAAGGTACACCACCAAAACTACGTGTGATGTTTGTTGATGAAGCACAAGATTTAAGTTTGATACAATGGAAATTAGTTAGAAAGATTGAAGAACAATCTATTGATTCTTTTGTTGCAGGTGATGATGATCAGGGTATTTACAAATGGAATGGTGCACACGTAAATACTTTTATAAATTTAGAAGGAACAAGAAAAGTTTTAGAACAATCAAGAAGGGTACCAAGACAACCATTTTTACTAGCAAATAAAATTATTAACAAAGTAAAAAACAGAGTAGAAAAAACTTATTTACCAAAAGATGCAGAAGGACATGTAGAACGTTGTTCACACTTATCACAAATAGATTTTAGTTATGGTAAATGGTTAATTCTTACAACAGCAAATTATATGTTAAATAATGTTGGTGAAATTTTAGATGAAAAAGGTTTGTATTGGCAAAGAAGAAACTCATCACCAAGAGTAAAAAACATTTACGAAGTGATAGAGAAATGGAATCAACTACGAACAGGTGTACCAACACATTACAATGATCTTAAAAAAATAAAAGCAAAGATGAATAAAACTTGGGACAAGAAGTTGTTTAAAGACTTAGCTAAAGATCAATTCTATGACATAGATACATTGAAAGAAAAGTTTGGATTACAAACGGAGTCTGAATGGTATGAAGCATTAGATGAATTAGGTGACAGAGATGTAAAAAAAATATCAAGATTGATAGAGTCAGGAGAAGATCTAACAAGAAATCCAAGAATTAAAATATCTACAATACATGGAGTCAAAGGTAATGAACGAGAGAATGTAGTAGTTACAACAGAATTATCTGGAGCAGCTTTTGAAGAGTATCAAAAGAATCCTGATGATACGCATAGATTGTTTTACGTTGCATGCACAAGAACAGAAAACAATTTATACATAATTGAACCACAAACAAGGAAAGCGTATGACATCTAAAGATCTCTTTAAAGGCACAACATATAATTCATTAGAAGAGCAGGTAGGCGGGAAGCACTATCGCTCAATGAAAATTCAACCTGCAGAGTTTATAAACGAAAACAAATTGCTTTTTGCAGAGGGTAATGCTATAAAATACATCTGTCGACATCAGTCGAAAGGGAGAGAGCAAGATATAAAAAAAGCGATACATTATTTAGAAATGATATTAGAGAGGGACTACTCGTGAAGACTATTTACAAACCACAAACTGAATGGGTTCCACCAGAATCTTTTCCAGATCTGTCAAAGTATGATGAGATTGCAATTGACCTGGAAACAAAAGACCCTGATTTAAAAAATACAGGATCTGGTTCTGTTACAGGTAAAGGACACATCGTTGGTATAGCTGTTGCTGTACAGGATTGGTCTGGATATTACCCTATCAGACACGAAGGTGGTGGTAACATGGACCACGGAGCAGTCACAAGATGGTTACAAGATGTACTAAAAACACCTGCAATTAAGATATTTCACAATGCAATGTACGATGTGTGTTTTTTAAGGGCTGAAAGGTTCAAAATACAGGGTCGTATAGTAGACACCATGATTGCTGGCTCTCTCGTGGACGAGAATCGCTTTCGATACGATTTAGGTAGTTTGGGTCGGGATTACGTCGGAATCGGCAAAAATGAAGCTGTTTTGAAGGAAACTGCAGAGCATTGGGGCATCGATGCTAAGTCTGAGATGTATAAA